TAGACATTTATCAAGATGTAACTTGGTACTCTCCTAGACTTAGAAACGGACAATTTTTATGTGTACCTATTGACGATGGCGAAAAGCCTAGATGCTTGTACTTTGTTAAAGAAATTAGTAGAAACTGTGAAATAGTTGATTATGGAAAAATCTTTTAATGGCTAAAAAAACTGTTGCTAAAGAAGATTCTTTTTCTAATCAAGATTTGGATCTGTTCAAAACACTAGAAGCATTGGATGCAAAAGAATACGATTTCTTTGATAAACTTACTGCTGAACAGCAAAAGAAATTTGTTCCTTATATGCTGGTTCAGTGGCTAAGCGGTATAAACGGTAATAAAGATTTACAAAGGTACTACTTGCAAAGTGTTGATTATCATGCGAACAAATATCTGTTAGATCACATGATATCAAGTAAAGAACATTCACATCCAAAACTACAATGGTTGATGTTGTGTGCAGCTAGTCCGGGCTTAGGTAAGCAATTTCATCAATGGGTACCAAAGATATCAGAAAAGGTATATTTGCTAAAAGAAAATGCAAGCGTTAGCGACACTAAAAAGTATTATCAAAAAGTATACCCTAAAGCTAGTGAAGAAGATATAGATGAGTTAACCAAACAATTTGTTACTGAGCAAAAGAAAAGAGTAGTGCTGGGTAAAATTTATCCTACATTGAAACTAGATGAAATTGAACTATTGAGTACAATTGTAACTGACAATGATATTAACCAACATGAAAGAGATTCAGGCAACTGATAAATTTATTTGTGACTTTTGTAATAAAGAGTTCCAGCGTGAACAATCTATATTCAAACACATGTGCGAAACAAAGCGCCGTGTTAGTGAGAAAGACAATGCTGGAAACAGAATAGCGTTTCAGTGTTGGTTAACCTTTTATCAAAAGAATACAAATGCTCGTAAACCTAAAACATATTTAGACTTTGTAAAAAGCGCATATTACATTGCATTTATAAAGTTTGGAAACTACTGTGTTGATATCAATGCTATCAATATTGCTAGATACTTGGATTGGCTATTAGATAATAAAATATCAGTTGACAGTTGGACTAGTGATCAAGTATACAACAAGTATTTGATCTATTATCTTAAAGAAGAAGATCCACTTGATGCTATTGCCAGAAGCATTGAAACTACTATTAACTTAGCAGAACTTGACAATATAAAAGCCAGTGATTATTTACGCTTTGGTAGTAAAAATCGTATATGTTATAAAATCACTCTTGGTAAGATTTCACCATGGCTGTTATTTCAAAGTCGTTCAGGTATTGAGTTTATTGAAAGTTTAGACTTGGGCCTGCAGCAAATGATATTTGATTATATCAATCCTGAACAATGGGCAATAAAGTTTTTGCGTAATAAAGATTCAGTAAAGCAAGTAAAAGATTTGTTGAAACAGGCTGGATACTGATGACAACTGCACATCAAGTTGGCGACGAACGTTTAGATCAAATTCTAAAAAACTATAATATCACTCGTGAACAAGTTTGTGTAGTTAATTGGAAGCATCGTCAAGAAGTTTGGGATTGGTGTGAACAATCTAATATATCTATATCTTATTTGGGTTCACTGTATTCAATTTATGATGTTTGGGAAATTCTTAAAGAAGATCACATGATGTGGTTTAGGTTGAAATGGGAATGACAGACTATAATTTAGTTCAGTACATTGACTGTATTGACATAGTACCCACTAACAACAAAATCAAGAAAAAGATGTTTATAGATGGTCAATGGCAAGAGAAATTATTCATTCAATATAATTGGTCTAAAGCTTTAGAAACTTGGTTATGGGAAAAATATCCTAACAAAGGTTACCTAAAAGATTGGTGGCTGACTGGTAAACGTGTTACAATAAACGATAAAGTATATGTACACTGGAAACTTTGCGAATGAGTGTTGCACTTAAATTTAAAAAACTTGATAAAAGGTTTAAAGGTAGTAACCACTTTACTTATTATTTGGAAATTTACTTGCTTCGTAGTTGGGGAGCTAATGCTACAGATAATTTAGAATTAGTTAAAAAATTTAATGAAATTAGAAACTGGTGTATTAAAAATTGGGAAACTAGCACTGAACTAGATGATTATATGATGTTAAATCTTGAATTATTTTCATTTAATGAATATTGGTCTTGGAGTGTAGAAAAATACGCTAGACGAATATACTTTAAAACCGATAAAGAAAAAATGTGGGCAGAACTCACTTGGATGTAATATGGCTTCACATTTAATGATTGACCTTGAAACACTTAACACCACACCCGATTCGGTTATTTTGTCTATTGGTATTGTAAAATTCAACCCAAAAAGTAAAGGTGTTTATGACAAGCTTTTACTTAAACCCACTATGGAAGATCAAACTGAAATTTATAATAGAAGCATAAGTGATGATACACTACGTTGGTGGAGTGAACAATCACAAGAAGCAATTGATGCAGGTTTTTCTGAAGAAAATAGAATGCCCCTAAAAGATTGCATGGAAGTAATTTATCATTACTGTTGGAATCAAGATCGCGTATGGTCTAATGGTGCATCATTTGATATTGTGGTGTTAGAGTCAGCCTTCAGACAAACATTGACAGAAAAGCCTAATCCAATACCCTGGCCTTTTTATACGATTAGAGACACAAGAACTATATACGAAATAGCTGGCGTAAAACTAAAAGACAAAAAGTATGGTACTAAAACTACACACAATGCGTTGGAAGACGCTGAACACCAAGCTATAGTTTTACAAGACGCTTATCAAAAGTTAATTAGTGTAGGATTAGGTTTATGAAGTTAAACTTTGACGTAGACATAGATGTTGGTAACAGAGATTTGATCTTGGAAAAAATCAAACATGTGCCTGCTTCTATGCGTAATATTACACCTATTAGAAAACATGCTTCAGGTATATATCCTTGCAATATACCGTATGATCCTATTAATGCCATGGCAGCTATTAGTTATGAAACAGCAGAAGAGCGCGGGTATTTTAAGCTAGATATCTTGAATGTTCACGTTTATGAAAAAGTAAAAAGTGAAGAACATTTGATTAGTTTAATGTGCGAACCAGACTGGTCTATGCTAAGCAAAAGAGAAATAGTAGAGCAACTAATTCACTTGAACGGACAGTTTGATAACATTAGAAAGATGCCTGAACCAATAGATAGTATACCAAGATTAGCTATGTTCTTAGCAGTGATCAGACCTGCTAAACGACACTTGATAGGAAAAACTTGGCAAGAAGTAAACAAAACAGTTTGGGACAAAGGCAGTGATGGCTATAGCTTTAAAAAGTCACATAGTTTGGGTTATGCATGGTTAGTTGCCGTCCATATGAATTTAATAAAAGAGGAACAAAATGGATCTTAAACTTATACCAGAAGATAGTGAAGTACTAAGAGGAGTAACAGAATCATGGGACTGGGAAACAGACGGTGATCCTAGTGAATTAGTTAAAGCTATGTCCAAGCTAATGGTTTTACATAACGGCATAGGTTTAGCTGCACCTCAATGTGGTATATCTAAACGTATATTTGTTATGGGTAATTCTGATCATTTAGTAGCATGTATCAATCCAGAAATTATCTCAGGTAGTGAAAGAGTGAGAGAGCAAGAAGGATGTTTGAGCTTTCCTGATCTTTGGATGTATGTAGAACGATACAAAGATATCTCAGTAGAATATTACAACGTTGCCGGTGAAAGAGTACAGCAAGAATTTATTGGTTTAATGGCTAGGGTCTATCAGCATGAACTGGATCATTTAAATTCTATATGCTTTGATGATAGAGTAGGCAAGCTTGTACTAGAACGAGCAAAAGAAAAGAGAAAAAAGATAAGAGCTAGAAAAGGCGTTTAACTAAAGTAATTGATCTTCTTTTTGATCTACGCTTACCTAAATCAGTCATACTGACAGTAGGTCCGTGTAAAATAGCTAAGCTTTTGTTATTGAAGGTTCTTATGTAGGGTTTAAACACCGCCCAATCTTCTTTTAAGAATATATTGATCGGTATAAGTCTATTTGATTCCCACCACCATATATCTCCCAATTCCAAGAACTTTTCTTTAAGTTCTGTTTCTACTATAGACCCATAATCGTAAATAGTGGTTACTATGTCATCTCTATTTTGCACAATACCAACATAGTCTTGGCTGGCATAATGGCACACTGTTATGAACGGGTGACTATCACTTAATTTCTTGAAAAAATCTTCTGAACTCATGTGTAATATTTATACCCGTTTC